TTCCATAATACCATTAATTGCTTCTTGTCCTTTTTCGATTAGTGAATATAGATTACCTCTTGTATAATCATAATCTTTTTTTACTTCATCTACTTTAGTTACTTCTTCCGCTTTCACAATCGCATCTACTTCAACACTACCATCAGTGTTGAAAGTATCATTTAAAGAATCGTAACCTTTTGTCATTAGATGTCTATCTTCCTTGTAGGACTAAATTCTTTAGCATCACCAAAGAAAGAACTTGTTTCTGTAAATCCAAAATCATCACCAGGTTCAATTAGTAAGTCGTCTTGAGTATCTATAACTTCATCTTCGTTATAATCTTTCTTTGCTTTTGGTAGAACAGTATATCTTTGAACTCTTGACGCTGATCTTGTATTAGTATCTGAGTAGTAATCCAACTGAACTTTTTTGATAAGTCCTTCTGGAGTATTTGCAATATGATTAAACATAAATGTTTTTGCTGTAAATGATAATGTGTATATCAAAGCTCTTCTAGTTACAAAATCTCCTTCATAATCATCTTGTTGTGATATATTTTGTAATACCATTGGTATATCTCTTTTCTCACCGATTGATTTAACTAAGTCAATTGATATATTGAAACCTGGTTGAAAAAATGGTAATATCTGCTCTAAAATTTGTAATCCATCATCTTGTAATTTAACTAATATGTTTAAATCAAATCCAAGATTATATGGAACAGGCATGAATACCTTTTTCATTTGATTATTATTAACATCTGCTGCTTTAAAAGTTTGTGTAATACCTGCTTTTCGTGTAGAATCATAAGTTATATTGGTAATCTCAAAAGACATTCTTGGTAATGTGATTTGAGTTGCTTTATTTAATTCTGCTTGTTGTGTAATTCTTGCTAAAAACTTTTGTCTAGGACCATATGCAATTGGAACTTTTATTTCAGATATAACATTTCCTGCACCATCGTCATGACGCACATGAATATCATTAAAGAGGGTGCCAAAAGCAACAACCGTTTTTCTTATAATTTCGTGATAAAAATAATTTCCTAACATTTTTCTACGCTAATAACTCTGATCCACCTAATATCAAACCACTTTCTGTTGCCAAATCATACATTTTAGAATGTATAGTTTCATCAACTTCAGTTGTCCACTTTGCAGTGTTCTCAGTTGCTATCCAACATTGTAAAGCACCGTGTATTGCTTCTGGAATGTTGTAATCAAACCAAGGATCGTATGGTATTTTATAAGGTTTTGGATATCCCATTTAAAAACTCCCAAATGGATTTGATTCTGAAAAGTCAATAATCAAGTCTGCTTCGGACTCAAATATATCGCCTTCATTATATTTATCGGTGGTGTCATCATCAAATCTAGAAACACTGAATAATGCACCAGAGGTAAGTCCTTTAACATCCTCTCCTTTAAAGAATCCTGTTACTGTAGTGCCGATTCCAACATTACCAATTTGAAGAACACCAGTATCGTAATCCCAACTCTTAACTCTTGCCTGTGTTCCTGATCTCATACCTTGTACAACTTCGTTGAATAAGTAAGTTCCTATTCCACTGATTGTTTCTGGATCAGATAATATTACTGATGGTGCTGAAGTATATGCAGCACCAGCATTAACTATGAATATTGAATTAACACGGTTGAATCCTGTGCTTGGATCAATACCAATAGATGCTATACCAACTGCTCTATCAGAAGCTATACCCGCATTAGGAATAGCAACTGTAACAACTGGAGCAGTTCCAAATCCAACACCATTATCAGTCATTGTGAATCTTACAACACCATTAGTTCCAGAGTTGATTGAGCAAGTTGCTGCAGCACCTGTTCCTCCTCCACCAGAGAATGTAATACTTGGAGGAGATGTATAATTTCCACCCGCATTTGTTAGTAATATCTTCTCAACTGATGTCACACCACCTCTCTCAGTTGTAAACGCTACTGCAGTTGCATTATCACCTGCTTGACCACTTGGTGATGTACTTATAGCAACTACAGGAGCACTCGTAAAACCACTACCATCATTATTGAGGAATATTTCATGAATACCACCAGATGCAATTGATGCTACAGCAGTTGCTGTTCTTCCAATGCCAATCATTTGTAGAGTTGCAATATAACCAACATCTGCAACTTGAGTATCAATAGCATCAATAGATGTATCAATAACTTCATCTTCATATTCAAATAGTTCACATTTTAACTTATAAACATAATTTTTTCCTAATTGATAGAAAGGATCTTCATGTTCTACAAACTTAACTTCAAACAATCTTTGACCTAATGGGAAGAATACTAAATCACCCTCTCTTGGTCTAGACGATAATTCTACATCATCTGATGCACTCATAAATGGTGATATAAAATCTTCAAATCTTTCTCTTGATATAGTTAGATCAACTTCATCTCTTAAGCTCATTCCAAACTTAGTTAAAACATCTCCTGCACCTGCATATCCATCATAATTATTAACATAAGCTTCAATAGAAAAATTATCATCAAATTTAGATGATTGTACTTCCTCTATAATTGATGTTTGATTTACAAATTTTCGTGGAATATATGTAACTTCTACACCATAAATTTTTAATTGTTCATTTATAAGATTCTGAACTAATCTTTGCTCTGCCTGTGAACCTTGTAAAAAATAGGGATTTAATGCCATCAGTCATCACCCAATAAAATCTAAAGGAGGAGTTTCATATTCTGTTGCCATCCTCTGTTTTATAGAATCAAGATCTCTGTTAGCATCATCAAAAATTTCTCTACCATTTAATTCAATTCCACCTGGTAATTTTACTCCTCTAAATTTAGTAAGATTTTGTCCCCATTGTCTTTTTATCAATGCAGTTAAATAAAGTTTTATAAATGGATCATTGTAAACTTGTGTATATGTGTCAGGATCAAGAGCACGGAAACAATCTATTACAATAAATGTGTCTGCTGATTGTGAACCCCAATCAATATCTAAGTATAATCTATCTTGTCTCTGATTAAATCGTATTTGTTTATCAGTTGTGAGTAAAAAATCTATATCCTCTAGATATGATTTAGTCATCGCATACTGTAACAATTCAACTGAATTAAAATAATATAGATCATTTAAAAATAATTGATATTTAATACTAAACATTCCACCTGAAATGGAACTCGTATCAAATTTAAAAATCTTATTTACTCCTATAACATGTTCTGGAATTGCTAAAAAATTAGAACTTTCATAAAAATTAGATGTTGTAGTTCCATATCCAGATATATTTGTAGATGTTCCAGTCGTAGTAACAATTCCTACCCCATCTATTCCTGATGCTTTGCCTCTGTCAATATCGTCTTGAGTTATCTTATACTTAAGATACATTCTCTCAATACCATTATAATGACGTTCGTTATAATACTGTATAGTATCATCAACTAAATCATCTACCTGATCATCATCGACATTGATCTCTAAAACTGGTGCTCCCAGTTTACGAAAACAATAATCGATTAATCCTTGTTTGGTTGATGGTTTTGCCATTATTCACTCTTTAAATTTGCTAATTGCTCTAAAAGTTCGTTTTTTTCTTTTTCAAAATCGTTTTTTAGAGTTTGGAGTTTTGCTTCCAAAAGAACGTTTTGGTTTAATGCTGTTGCTAATTTTGTATGATATATGTTCACTAATACATTAACATCTACTTCACTGTTTTGCTGCATTTAGAAAGTTCCTCCATCAAGGGTCGAAGTCCAGTGTGGTTTATTAACATATGTAGTCGCCACGCTATCTGGTGCTGAAAGGTTAGAAGTACCTCCACTTTGACCCTCTCTAATTAAAGTATTTGAGTTGTTAAATGTTCCCTCTACACCAACTAAAGGAACTGATGTTGCTGCATTTACTGCACTTTCTACAACACCAAATGCATTTGTACTTGCTTGTTTTACAATATCTCCTTGTGCTAGTGTAACATTACCAGGCATTGTTAGAACTACTTTTGTTACTGCAGTTAAAAGTTGTTTTGAAGTAATTATTGGAGATGCAGGAGCATTTGTTGATTGCTGAAGACCCTCACTATCAAACCAAACAACACCACCAGAATTAAAGTTACCTGACTGATAGTAGATACCTTTAACATCTAAGAAACCTTTTGTTCCACTTACAACACTGGCAGATATAGTTGCATCAGGAACATAAGTCCATCTACGACTATTATCACCGTGTGTTCCGTGATTTCCTGTTCCAGCAGTGCTAGATGCGATTGAGTTATCATCCAATCCAAAGAAACCATCTTTTGTATTTGCTGTTCCTACACCAACATTATATTTAAATCCAAGTCCACGGTCAGTATTAGTATCTGTAGCATGAGTAACTGTAAACTGAGCACCAGTTGAAATACCAGATGTTGTTGTACCTTGGAAGGTAAGCATCTTTGCACCAGTATTAATCGCTGTAACAGTGGTAATTCCACTCGCAGAAAGATTTGCATGTTGAAGAGTATCATTAATTGCGATACCTGTAACAGAATCCACAACAGCTGTAGAAACACCTGATTGAACTGTTGCCATTACAGTTCTAACACTAGTAACATCACCAACAATCATTATTGGATCATTAACAGTGCTAGTAGTTGAGTTAATAGTTGTAGTTGTTCCATCAACCTGTAAGTTACCTTTAATGATAACATCACCTTCATTACTTAATCCATCTGGAAATGGGTCAATGAATATTTTATTATCTGCACCTACCGTTGATGATATGATATTATCATTAATTTGTATTTTGTCAAATGTACTTGTACCTGGAGCAATAATAGTTCCACCAACAACAAGATTTTTCTCTATACCAACACCACCCTCAACAATAAGTGCACCTGTATCTTTCGATGTTGCTTCTGTAGCAACATTAATTCGAACATCAGCACCTGCAAAAGTTAATTGATCTGTTCCGTTTTCATCATATTCAATAGTTGCATCAGGAGCAGAAGTTCCACTTGTACCACCACCAAATCCAATTTTGGTGTCATCAGGAACCATTATATCTCCTGAACCATTTGGATTTATTACCAAATCACCGTCTGTATCAGTAGTAGAAATTTCATTACCATTTAAAGTAATATTATCTACATTCCATTCATCTATTTTTCTATTATTATCAACTACAGCAACTATACCACCATCACTATTTCTTGTATTTGACACACCAGTTAAAGAACCAGGTGTATGTTCCATCATTGAGGTATAGTAATGTCCTCCCACTGGATTAACGTTTGTACCGTCATCTCCTAAAAATATTCTATCTTTATATTGGTTTGTACCACCGTAACTGCCGATACCAGTTACATATGCCATTTCACCCCAATTCAAACTACCAGGTTTAGCTGTACCCGATGATCGTTTGATTCTAATTATACTAGCCATTTCAGAAATTTCCTCCGTTGATGTCTAAATTCTGTGTCGCACCTGGCGTTAGGGTTAGGGTTGCATCAAATTTATTGGTTGTTCCATTATAAACTAGAACCATACCATTTTGTAAAGTTCCTACGTTTACATCACTTAATTCAGATAATGATAAGGTTTGAGCACCTGCAAGTGAAGATATCACCTTGGTGGCATTCTGTTGTCCAACTCTGACTTTTATTTCTGCCATCTATAAAAAGCAATTCAGATCTGAAAGTATTTATATTTACTAAGATGCAATCTTTGAAGCAAGCTCATTTAGCATAGACTTAAGAGTCTCAATTTCTTTTTTCATAGCATCCATTTCTGCTTGTTTATCAGAATTTCTTCTTTTTTCAGACATATAATTTGAATACGAACTAGAATCCGTATTTAATATTGCACCTGTTTTTTCGTCTCTAAAGAGATTTTTATGACCTTCAACTGGAATCATCATTTTTTTTATGCTAATGCGATTGCTCTAAAATCTTTTAACCTTACAGGATAAGATTCATTAGTTGAAATCATTACGATTTTAATAGCAAATCCACTAAACTGCTCTAAATTATCAACTGAGAATTGATACTCAGAAAATCTAAAGAATTGATTAGGACTAACATAAGCATCTGCCCTACCATCATTTTTTGCTAAATCAATAATTTCATCACCAAATCCGTCACCATCAGTATCAGTCATATTACTAAAACCTGGAAACGCTCTATATGTTTGAGAAACTTCACTAGAATCAGCACTAAACAATCTGTAAAACACTCTAAAGTCTGCTTCAGGTTGAACACTCGCAGCAACTAATACTTTTAGAGATGTTGCTGGTTGTTTTAAATCAACTCTCCTTGATACAAATATTGTACCATGTGGATCGTCTTCAAGTTGATTGGTTCTTGAGTCAGTAGCATAATTTTCTAATCCTATTGGACTATTAATTTTATTTCTTCCTAAAACAAATGTTGCATTTTTTGCATCTAATACTGGTGAAAGATTAGGATCACCTGAACTCATATTAATATCAATACTTAATGATTTATTTTTTGGCAATGCAGTTAATTTATTTGTTTCATTTATTTTTGATGCTACAAGTCTAGGAGTTGGGAATATCATTGTTTGATTCAAAGATGTAACATCAAATCCTTGATCTATGAAGGAAACTTCATTACCACTTGCACTTGTACCACTTACTGTTCTCACAGCAGAATTAACACGAGTTGTGTTACCTGGTGTAATTACATTAAAGTTTGGAGTTAATGTGCTAAACTGATGATTCTGAGATATAGCTACATTTTTTCCACCAAATCCTTTTTCAGATTTGAAGCAAAGAAGTTGTTTATCCACTCTTGCTGGAGCAACACCTGCCACATCAACTTCAAGATAATAATTATCAATACCAATATTATTAACTAGAGTGGTATTTGTTGGAAGTGTATGAGTTGTATTAATACCAACTAAAGGCATTCCACTTGCTTCATAAGTTTGAATTTTTGCCTTTTTAGAGTGAGATATTGCTTTTGTACCTAATTGTGCTCTTACTATTGTTAATTGACCTGTACCAACAGTATAACTAACAATCTCATCTTCAATTATAGCAAAACCAGTATTAGTTGTTATACCAGCATAGGATGCAAAAGGAGTTGTATTAGCAACAGAAACAGAATTTCCATCTGGAGTTAATTCAGATGTAGTTTTAACTAATTTTGTATCAGCTTTAACATCTTCTATCTTTATTTTATTAAGAGCTCCATGATGTGCGTGATTGTATTGAGTAACTTCAAATACTTTTCCTGTATATAAATCACCATTTATAGATGAATCAGAACTAACGGTTGAATTAACAACTGTTCTACTATTATTATTAATTCCATAATGAACAAGAACATCAGAGGTTGCAAACTTATCTCCCTGTACGTTAGTTAGATATAAAGTATCAAAAGTAGATGTAATGCTAGTAACAGTAAATTTAACACCAGCACCTCTTAAAACTTGAGAGTCATCATTATCAATAGTTAAAACATCACCAACTTGATATCCCTCTCCATCAGTAGCAATTGATATACTAGCTATTGTTTCACCACTTAAAGTTAAATTAGCAACTCCGCTTGTACCACTTCCAGTTAGTGATTTAAGGTCAATATTGTTAGTACCACCAGTGAAAGCGTATCCATCACCAGGTAAAGTAATTTCAATTCCAGTAATTCCACCACCTTGTCCTTCAACAAATCCAGTGATTGAATTATCATCACTATCGTTTGCAGTACCTGTACTGACCTTTCTGCCTATAGGAAACTCAGTATTAGTTCTTTCAACCCCACCGCCAATAGAAACTTTTAATTTTCTAGGAAGTGACCTGATTGGATTATCTCTTAATACGGACGTATTTAATCCACCTGGTTCAATTGGTGTATTATAAAATGTGGTTGTGCCAGATTCAATGAAAGATGCTTTTCTTAATTTAAATGTTAAATCTTGGAATTGACTTGGAGTCCAAATTGTACCATTTTGTGATTTAAATAAACTACCACCAATATATTGTTTTGAAACAACAACTTCCTCTGCGTTTGGTAAATTAGTTGTTTTAACAGTCTTTTCACCCATTGTTGCACACCACATTTCATATTTGTCTGAGGCAGGTGCTAAAAATACTAACGCATACTCTTTTTCTGGTTCAAGAAAAACAGGTGACGAGAAACTAATAGTTGTTGGAATAGAAGCATCGTCAGAAACATTAATATTATTAGGATTGATTGCAACTTGTGTGTAATCTTGAACTAAGAAACTTGTTGGAGTTCCTAACTCTACTTCTCTTAATTCAACAAATAATTTAGCTTTATCATCTTTTGATGCAAAATAAACATCAAATGATGTCAAAAATGCTCCAGTTTCATCCACAGTAAATGATTGTGCTAGTGGGTCTCTGTGAGGAGCTCTGAATTTTTCACCTAGTTCTTTTCTATGAACGGTATTAGTAACGAAAGAAATCTCACTTGGTCTTGTACCATTTGGAGGGGGAGGGTTTCTTACTTGAACAGTGTTGGTTGTTTCGGTGTGTATATGACCTGTACCAGTAAATACACCTAATGCATCACTAGATAAATCAGTGCTGCCAGGAACTGGTATAGTGCCCTCTGGTGCTGCTGTAATTCTAAATGTTTTTGTTCCTGTTTCAAATAGTTTTGGTGGTTTAGGTTTGACATTTGGATCTCTAAAGAAGAAAGAACCAACTAAATCACCCCAATTGTCTGTAATTAAAGCAACACTTGTTACTTTAGCAATTGCACCACTTTCTTGACCGATTAGTTTACAACCTTTTGTCATGTATCCATAATATTTTGCATCATTTGAAAGTTTGATAACATTAATGTTTAATAATTTTGATGTTGCAGAATATGTGGAAGAAGGAGCAGGTCTTGATGGATCGTAAGGATCAACAGTATATTCTTCAACCAATACTGATGGTGAACCTAATCCAGCACCAACATCTGGGTTTGCATTATTACCAAATTTATGATTTGGTCTTAATATTTTTACAAGTCCTATTGTATCACCATCAACTGTTTGAATTTTTACATCTTCATTAACTGAAAATGTACCAGATTTCATATTAATTTCTATTAATTTTGGCACAATATCAGGAATACCATTATCAAGGTAATGATAATGTTTTGTTAATGGTTTTAGTCCATTTGCAGTAAATTTAACATTTCTAGAACGCATATATGGATCAATTTCACTTGTTACTTTAACACTTTCAACATAATCAAATTCTCTACTTGGACCTTGCAAAACATTAGTATAGGTCGTCTTCATTTTTTGACTTTGTGTATAAGTATTGTTTACAATTCTAATTCTATCTCTATAACAATTTGAACTTGGATCATCAACATCTTTTCCTGTATTTTTTGAACTTTTAAGTTTCTCTGTGATGTCTCCAACTTTTACTGTATTTGCAACTTCACCCCAAGTTGCTCCTGTTGATTCTTTTCTTACATTTTCAATATAAATTGTTCTGACCCAATTATCTGATGGAGGATTTAAAATAATACCACCCATAAAAACAATAACATTAAATGGGTTTACATTCTCTACAGTTGTTGCTTGAGGTTGATCTAACCAGTCTACCTCTGTATAATCTAATGTAATTAGATCTCCTGTCTTTTTACAATTTGTATCTAAAAGTTGTAAATTAGAATCTAAATCAGCTTTATCTAAATCAATACTTGGATTTAATGCTAATTCTGCGTTCATTGACCAAAAATCAACAGCACTAATTAATTCTTTGTTTATAATATCAACATCACATCTTGAACCTGTTTCTGGATCAAAATCAATAAAACCTCTGTCTGAAAAATCATTAACTACAAATCCTGTTTTAAATCTATTCAAACCATCAGCATCTCTCACTTCTAATGATTTTGTGTCTACCTCTAGAGCACTTAATGAGGTCATAGTCTCTAAATTTTCAATTCTCTTCTCAAGAGCTCCTATATCTCTCATAGTAAATCTCTTGTTATCTTTGAGGATAATCACAGAATGATTTACAGTATCGTGTAAGTATGCAGGGAAAATTATCTCCGCAACTTCCATTGAATTTCCAATTTCAGTTGGTGGAACTGGAACTTCTGCTGATTCACCTTTTATTAATTTTACTTCTTCAAGTTGATTAATTACTAATTTATCAATTCTAGGTAGATAATAACTATAACCTAAAGTTGAACTTTCATTTGGTGTAATTACAAATTCATTTGTTGATTCAAATATTCTATTTGAAAATGCAAATGGAGATGTTCCACTACCTGGAGTGAAAGCACTTACTCTGGGTCTAAAATCGATTATATCAGTTAATCTTGTACCATCCACACCTGGAATATCGTTAGAATATCTTTCTTTTGTATATGAATTGACCGAGAAAAAGTCTCCTGTATTTCCACTTGCAACTTGATATCTATCAAATATTATTAAAAGTTTATTAGAAGGTATTGCTGATTTTCCTTTTCTTACAATTTTTGAATAATCAGAATATTGACTTCTATGACCTTTATCTAAAGTGTAATTATTTGTTCTGTCAGTAAAATTACCAGGCTCAACTTCTTGTAATATAGTCTCAATGCCAGATTCCTTAAAATTAACTACTTCACCAACTGCAAATTTATTTGCATTTAAATATACAAAGTTTATGTCAGTAGCATTAGGTGCAGATATGATTTGACCAACTGCACGAGTATCTTTACCAACAATTTTTTCCCCAATTATTACATTCACATCTAATGAAAGACCAGAGACAAATTTTAATTGATCTAAAACAGGTACAGAACTATCTTTTGACTCATAAACTGCGTGAATTTTAACAACATCTGGTACATTCAAACATATTTCTCTATCTTCAATTCTTAAACCATATGATCTAGAGGTATTTAATCCTACTCCTCCATCGACTCCCACAGTTCGATTAATTGTTAATTGCTCACTTCTTAAATAATCTTTTGATTTACTTGTAGCACCAATTTTCTTCATTGTTACAGTAACTGTAACTTGAGAAGCACTTGCATTTGCTAATCCTGTAAAGGTAATATCATTACCACCATTAGTAATGCTGACTTGGTCTGAAGTTAAAGTTTCAGTAGAACCATCTTGATAAGTAATAGAATATTTTTCAGCATCAAAAGGTTCAAAAAATGCACTTGTAATTCCTGCTGATGCATCTAATCCTGCTTGAGATGATATTGTAAGTGCACTTGCAGCACTCGTTGACTGATTCTTTATTTGTTTTGTAATAATTAAATTTGAATTAGATGTATCAATTGTGGCAACATTGTCTCTTGGTATTTTAGTATAGATTGAAGAATTTTCTAAATTAGTAATTTTAGGAACTTTTATTCTAAAAGTAGAAGATGTTGAAATACCAGTTGCTAAAGTAGAACCTTCGTTCACACCCGTTACATCTTGAGTTGATGAGAGAGTTAAAGTTTTTCCATCTGCTGAAATTGCAGAAATTTTATTATAAACAGGATCTGTAAACTGACCATGCTGATATGCTATTACAGTGTCTGTTTTTATACCAATATTTCCTGCAAAACTACGATTATTAACACTTGCTGATGTTGCAGTTACATTTAATTGATCTGTTATTGAAAAGTTGGGTAGAACACGATCATAAAGTTTAGTATCAGCATTAAAAGTAGATATTCCAGTTGAACTAAAAGTATCCTGACGAATTGATTTTATATCGTGTGTATTATATGCAATTACTTCTTTAACTGAAGTTTTACTAGTTCCACCAAAATTAATTTTTTCATTAAATATTAATTGCTCTCCTTTTATGAATGTCCCTGTGGTTTCTGATACAGCTAATTCATTAAAACCTGTTGCATTTGCATTTTTTGCAAGATAACCAATTGCTCCACTGGCAACTCCTCTAACTCTCATTCCTTGCTGTGCTTCAGAGGTTGTAATAGATGTACATTTAAGAATAGTAAAGGTTTGAATATCATATAAGTGTAAATCAAAAGGTGTTGTTGCACCAGAATAAGAAGCATCAGTTACTCCGAATGAATATACTCTTGCTTCTCCAATTTGACTACCTGCTGCAGTATGAGCAGTTGAACCTTTTCTTTGACTTCTTAACTCAACAACATTTGCACCTGTCCCACCAATATTAATAAATGGAGTTCCAGTTACATTATTAACTTGTATAACACTACCCATGCTAAATGGAATAGGGGCACTTTTAATTGATTTTGTATCTCTGGGTTTTTCAACATCAACTATAGTTGTTGCTGGTTTATATACATCAAATCCTCTTACATATGCCTTACCTGGAGACAATTTAATACACATTAAATCATCAGAAGGTGTGTTACCCTTATCAGTTAATTGTTCGTCCGTATAAAGACCACCTGAATCGACTTCATCATTTAAAGAGTTCTGAACGTTAACTCTGAATGGTGCTACAGCATAATCTCCTGACTCATCATATGTTCTTTTTGCAAAATACTTTCTAAGTAAAGAATACATTGAAGTATTTTGTAATTTTTTAGCTACACCCTCATTTGTTCTAAACAATTCAATAAAATTAGTGTCATTAAAATTAGTTAATGATTTTTTTGCTAGTTTTACACTTATTTTAAATCTATCTGCACCTGGTGCAGCAAAGTTAGTAAATCCTTTTGCATTATCATATAAAGATGAATCATCATTAGCACTTATAACTTCTTCAAGTATTTCAAAACCAACCCTATAAGATGGTTCAGCAGAATATGGATCTAGAATTATAAGAGAAGTTGGAACATCAACAAATATACCACGTATAAAGTAAACACCTTTACTAACACCAAAAGCCGATCCAGTTGCAGTTGCACTTTCAGAAACTAGTGTTAATATAGTTTCATTAATATTTAAAGTTGTATTACCATATGTTATTGGTTCTTCAAGAATTAATATTTCTCCATCTGGGAATGCAGTACTTTCTCCATCGTCTCCTGATTGTATATACTTTATAAAGATTGTTATATCATCTACTCCCTCTGTTGGAGGTAAAATAAAATTCTTTATTGTTGCAACAATACCTGAATTTTGACCTCTAACTCTAGTTCCTTTACCATTATTATTTGAGATAATTTCATTTAAATAAACTGAAACATCAATACCAAGATGTGTAGTGTTTATTTTAGCAGCAAAATATGCTGGATCATATTCAATTCCACCTGGAATTACCATTGATCCTTCTTTAAATATATGCTTACCGAAAGATTCAATCTGATTTTGAAGAATAGATTGTAATCCAGTTAATTCTCTAGCCTGAACAGGATATCCAGGTTGAAATAATACCTTGTAATAATTTTTAGCCTTATCAAAATCATCGTAGTAAGGACTTATGTTTAAGTTTGTCTTTTGTGGCATTTTAGAATTCTAGTATTATTTTAATATCCTCTTTTTGACGGGCATTTCTTGTTATTTTTGGTCTATTGTCTAGATAAATTATTTCTCCCGACCCTTTATTTATCTCAGATTCAGATAGACCTGCATTAAAGTTTGTACCTAAATTAATTAATTTAGTTCCACTTGGATTAGTTGTAATTCCAGAAAAGTTAACGGATATGGCAGCAGAAAACCCAGAAGAGGCTCCTGTTACATTAGCAGCAGTATTTGACGATTCAAAATTGTAAATTCTACCACCAGTTGAAATGCCAATATAATCAGTCTGATCAAATGTAGATCTATTAAAGTTTAAAGACCTATCATTAAAATATTTCAATACTTTTGTTTCTTTATCATAAGATGCAACATAACCTGTTGCTATTTTACCAGCGTTTGGAGTAGAAACAGAAAGAATTTGTTTAATTTCTTCACCTATCTCTGGTGTATCATTAAAACCATCAGTAAATTTAAATGCCTTTAATGATGAGAAAGTAGTGTCAGTATATACTACACTAGTTCCTACTTTTGTTGGATTTTTTACAATACCAACTTGTCCAAATGTCGTATCAATTGGAAAATCTTTAGTTGAATCATCAAATCTTGCATAAACAATTACTTTATCAGTTCCTAATTCAGAGTAAATATCTGAACCATGTCCTAAACCTGGTGGTATAATTGGAATTAATTTTGCCTTACTTGTTGAATTACTATTAATATTACCTAAATCAACAACAGCATAAGTGTATCCTTTACCACCAGCACTTACTATAGCATCAATAATAGTTCCATTTTGAACATCAATTCTTGCTTTTGCACCAGTACCATCCCCTATGATATCAACTTCTTGTCCTAAACCATCTGAATATCCAGCACCAGCATTTTCAATGTATATGTGTTTTATTTGATTTAAATTAATCTCAGAATTACCATTTTCACGAACTGCTCTAATTTGAGAATCTGTACTAGTTGACCAATTATTAGGGACAGTAATATATTCTGTTGAATCAAATTTAATAATATCACTAGGTGCAACTGTGAAAAGATATTTCCAAATATAACCATCACCACTATTACCAGCTTTAGATGGTTCTAAATCTGTAAAGGTTGGTTCATCTTGTGAAATATTTCCTAAAACATTAGTTCCTGTAGACCCATTATCAATGCATACATATACCTTAAAATCTGAATTTAAAACATAATAATTTGCATCGTATAAACGATTTGCTTTGTTTAATGGACTTTGATTTTCAGCACTATAATCATCTCTATAGATTTCATATCTAGAACCTGATATCCAATCAACTCTTCTTATGATTCTTCTTATATTTGCTGATGATACCTTTTTACCAAACATCATCGTATCACCAGAGTGTGAACGATATGAAAAACTATCTATTGGAGAAGGAGTATCACTACTTGAATCCCAATTACTAGATCTTCCATATCCAACAAAATTTGGTGCAGGAGTACCTGTAGGATTAGCTAGTCCTAAAAATATGTAATATGAATTGCTTGTATTATCTACTGATTCTACAAAATTATTTGCGTTCAGGATTCTAAACTGATCAGTAACTATTGCGGGCATCGAATCTTAACTTTTCTTTTTATTTATAAGGGGTTCCATAATCAAAGTCCAAATACTCTTATTGCACCACTAGATCTAAGTCCTCTAACTGATGTTGTAGTGTAGTTCTTTCTTTGAATTGTGGGGAATGTTGATAGACCTGCATCAATAGTAAGTCCAGTAACACCGATTGATATTGGATTTGATGAACGATTTAACTCCGTGCCATATATTCTTCCCCAGTTTATAAGACCTAAAGACGTAGTTAATCCAGTGTTTCCATCATAAAATCCAGTTGATCCTATACCTGTAATATAAGAATTACTATGAATATCACAAACTATTTCACCATTGTTAGTATCAGGAGTTATTATACTTCTCACAATGTAAATATTGTCAAGGAAAGACGTTCCAATACCAACTACTGAAGTATCAACTCCATTTACTGAAGTTAATCCAGTTCCAACTTTAGTATTAGTAACTAATATTGGATATTGTGCTTTTAATTTATTAGATGTCTCATTTATTAATTTACCATTATTATCTGGTTTAACTGCTCTAAAGAAGAATTTAATACCTAATTGACCACTTGTTGTAGTTGAAGCAATACCAGTAATAATACCAGTATATCCTTCAACGTTAGTTATAGTATCAATCTTTTCAATTTGGAATGGTGGTAGATCTACTATGACTTGTGGCGGTGTTACATTTGAATATCCTAAACCAGAATTTGTAACTGTTATAGCACTTAATGAACCATTAGTAATTGTTGCAGTTGCAAGTGCAGTGGTGGCAATACCAACTGTACCATCAGATTGAACAAATGTACTTAATCCAACTCTAGGTGCACTAACTCTTACAGTTGCACTTTGATAACCACTTCCTGCTTCTGTTATATCAAATCCAGTAATAGTCCCTGCGGAGGATACAAGTGCAGTTGCTGCAGCAGATACATTTATTTTACCAGATGTAATCAGTGCATCTACTTTATCATCTCCACTCTGACTATATCTCTCTTTTTCATAGAGGAATGAAGTTGCATCATCAACAAATATACCATCATTATTTCCTGTGCCTGGACCATCAGTCGTTGATAAATCACCAATTATTTTAGCAGTTGGGTATATTTGTGGTTCGATAGTAGATCTTGTTTTATCAACTATTCTTCCATTTAATATAACATCTATTTTTTGCTTTTCCCATCTAATTGGTTTTTCATTATTAGGATCTATACCAACTCCAGTGTAAATATCAGTTTCAACAATATCGGCACCTAATATTTCTTTTATAACTCTATTTCTATCCTGAGTTGTTGTTATTCCAGTAAGAGATTCATTTCTTGAAACTCTTAATTGATCACCAATTTTAACAGTTTCTTGAATATCTTTAATAAGCACATCAATACCATCTTGACCTTTATAAAAGAAAATATCAACCTTATCTTCAGGATCTGGAGCTTCATCAAATGTGAATGTTGAACCACCTTCAAACTGATAAGATGATTTTGGTGTTTGTAAAACACCATTTACAAATATCAATAACACAGCATCCAAATCAATTAATAATGAAGTTCCATCAGATAAATCTTTTTCAAAACTTACTAATTGTCCATTAAAGAATAATGGGAATCTTGTGGTTTCACCATCTTGTAAATTTGAGATACTATCTATGAAATCAATTTCACCAAATTGCCAAGCAGAGAATTTATCTCTGAATATTTCTACAACCTCTAACTCAAATTCTTGTATAGGTGAAGTTAAATGAGATGCAGTTACTAATCCAACTGGTTTGAATTTATCTCCAACTTTGAATGAATGTCCTGCTCTTGTTACACTAAATTTACTTATTTCAAATAAAGTTGATCCTATACCAACTGAAGTACTAGCAGAACTAACTTCAACATTTAGTAGTAAATTAGAACCTGTGTCAGTTGTAGCACCAACACCTAATCTTGATACACCTGTAACTGATAAGTTTTCATAGGTTGGTTCTGGTACAATTAATCTTGGATTAATATAACTTGTACCTGCAGAAACAATATTAAATGCAAGTGTACCACCAACACCGACTGTAGCAGTA